TTAGCCCAAAATATTTTTTGACTCCCCATTTGACTCCCCCTGAGTACTATTCTTCATAAATGCTACAAAATTATTGATAACTTTTTTGTTTTGAGTTTCAGTTACATGAGTGTAAATGTTTGAAGTAGTTTGAATATCTGCATGCCCTAAACGTTCCTGAACATCTTTTAAAGAGGCTCCTGATTCAAAAAGGAGAGAGGCATGAGTATGTCGAAAACCATGAGTGGTGATTCTTTTAGTTAATTCTGGATGATGCTTATATATGACATTAAGCCACGAACGCGAAACTGTAGGATTATAGAGAAGACCATCATGTTGAAAAATTAAGTTTTCGCTTTGGATTGTAACGATCGTTTTGTTTTTTGTATAATACTTTCTCAATAAACTGATCAAATCATTGTCTAGATAAATTTTTCTTTTTCCAGATTGTGATTTAGGAGTATTTACGATCAATCTTCCTTGATATCCTCTTGTTACAGTTTTATTAATATTGAGTGTTTTGCTCTTAAAGTCAATATCCGACCAGGTCAGTGCAAAAGCTTCTCCTTTTCTTATACCTGTAAAAGCCAATAGAGAAAAGAATAAATATCTTTCATCATCATCGTTTCTTATTGCTTCTAAAAATTCGATTAATTCTTCTTTAGTATAAAATTCGATATTTTTATCTTCGATATCTAGAGCTTCTCCGCGTGGAACAGAAACTAATTTCATAGGGTTGCTAGTTATGATTTGTAAAGAAGCAGCGTAATCAAAAACATTAGATGTGTAATTTTTTATTTTCTTAAAAATTTTAGGATGGCTATCGGACCAAGTGTTTACTGCTTCTTGACAGAAAAAAACGTCTATTTTGTCAATGAACTTATCTCCAAACACTTTTAAGATGTGTGTGTCAAAAATTTGTTTGGTGGAGGACCAAGTGCTTTCTTTAACTGTCTTTTTATAATTTTCAAACCATAAGCCGTAAACATATTCGAATTTCTTGCTCTTTTGAGCTGTAGAAGCTTGCAGTCCTTTTTCCTGTATATCTGCCTCCAATCTTTTTAAAGCTCTCTCAGCGGCTAGAGGGGTACTAAAACCTCGTCTTGTCGTTTTTCTTTTTTTTCCTGTTAGCGGATCAACTCCTAAGTACAGACTAAACTGATATTTTTCTTCGCCTTTTTTTGTTAAATACTTTTTAATTCGTTTATCAATTTCTTTTTTTGCCATCTTTATCTTTCCTTTCGTACGTTTGTTCGGTTGTACAGCGGATTTCGAGATGGTAAAATAGGGTACAACAAATAGACCTACTTTACCGTAGCTCTTTGCACATTTGCGTTCTTGGTCGGGCGGCAAATGTGCTTTTTTTATTTCACTCTTAGTTCTTGTCCTGGATAAAGCATGTAGTTGTTTGGATCCATACCGTTTAATGCAAACAGTTGATCTACCGTAATTCCAGCTCGTTCGGCTATTTGTTTGGGCCCTTCACCAGGTTGCAAAGTCAAGGTTTCGGTTTCAGATGAAAAAGGTGCCGTTGGTTGAGCTTGATTAGCTGGTACATAATCTTGTGGTACTGATTGCTCCGTTGAACTGGGAGTGGGTGAAACTTGTTCAACACTTGAACTAGGAGTAGCTTCTGCATAGCTTTCTACACTTTCAGCAGAGTAAGTACTACTAGTTTCAGGAGGCGTATTCTGCGCAATAGCATCTTGTTCTACAGTACTAGAAGATGCAATAGTACTTTCTGTTGTAGTCGAAGATGATTGTTCGTTGCTGCTTGTTGAGCTAGTAGTTGTTCTAGATTATTTAGTTTTTTCCTTTTTGTAGGGTTTCAAAACTAATTTTTCATTATCATCAGATTTGTTAGATTTTTCTGGAGTTAAAATAATATTTTTATCTTCTTTGCTGACAGTATATTTGGCATCATTATCTTTGTCTTTATCATCTTTCCAAGTCATAACATCGCCTTCAAGTGTATACTCAAATTTGTAATTCATTTGGTCGACTAAGCTTTTAGCAAATTCTTCTCCCATAGCCTCCCAATCGTTACTTGAAGTTGATTTCATAGAACTTGTGTCAACACTAAAAGATACGACGTGATCAGAAAATGATGCGATCATATTAGGTTCGTCATCTTTGGTTGCTTCAATCAACCAATCATTAGCTTTTAAATCTTCTGTAGTTACTTTTTTACCACAAGCAGTGAAAAGTAACAGAGAAGCAAAAACTAATAAACTTGTTATTACTTTTTTCATTTTGTTTCCCTCTTTTCTGGTATAATATATTTGTGATCTCAGAAATGAGGTATGAGTCCGTGTTGCAGCACGGGCTTTTTTTATTTAAATAAGTCCCAAAAGCTAAACGTAGTCTTTTTATAAACTTTATTGTATGCAGCTTTTTTTGGGTCTTTAATCCATCCAGAGCCTTTCTTTCCATAACCAGGAATCACAGCTTTTTTCACAGCTCTTTTTGCCTTTCCAGTAGTTCTAGCGCTGATTGATTTTTTTATACTTGGTTTTCTCATTCCTATTTTCATAAGAAGCCTCCATTTAAATTACATTAAGGTACATAGAAGAAGCGGCATAGTTCACAAGTAATTTTTTTATATATTCTTCACAATCATAGCCAATTCCATAGTAATCCATGAATTTCATATAGTTGATTTGATCTACAGATAAAGCAAATAAATTCATATAATCTTGCAACAGTACTTCAATCATGAATCTATTTGCTTCATCTTCCATTTTTGAGTGGAATACAGTTTTGCTGTAAAGCGATATCAATTCATTGTGACTTAGTGCATGACGTGATTCATGTAGCAATACTTTTTTTTGTTCTAATTCATCTAAATTTTGATCAATGAAAATTGTCCTTAATTTAGGAAGATAAAATCCTTCTGATTCAATATTGGTAATTTCTACGTCAATCCCGTTTTCCTTCAACAAATCTTCAATGTTATCCATACACTACAACCTCACTCGCTTTTTCTACCTTGTAAAAATATCCTTACCGCTTCTTTATCTTGATCGGTAAGTGGTTTTCCGTTCCAAGTCATTGCTCCATCTAAAGCATCATCCAAATCGGTTGGTGGTAATTGAGAATCACTATCCTCTAAGTTATCGGTTCTACCTAGTAGATAATCAACAGATACATTGAAATAATTAGCAATTTCAGTAAGCTTTTCAGCGGATGGTTGTTTTCCACTTTTCAAACTATAGAAATAGTTTTCACTGTATCCTAAATCAATTGTTACTTGTTTCATTGTTTTTGAATGTTTTTTTGCAAGAAATTTTATCCGCTCAAATACTGTCATACCAGCATTCTCCTTTTTTCTTTACAAAAAACCAATAAAAAAGTGTAGTTTTGTGTTGACATAAACAACACTATAGTGTATATTGGTTTTGTAAGTTAATTGGATAGAAAAAAAGCAAACTAAAAACACACCTTATAGCATTAAGTTTGGCGACCGATTGCACAATAAAGGGTTTGTTGTAGGCTTATTTAACTATGACTATATACTACACTATAGTATGGTTTGCAGTCAACTAAAAATATATTTTTCTATCCAATTTTCTTTCTAAATAAAAAGAAAGGAAGTGTGTGAAGTGAGTAATATCGATAATGGAAGGGAAGCCATCAAAGAATTTATGAAAGCAAATAATATTTCAGAATACGATTTGGCCACTGCATATGGTAGATCGAGAACTTGGATTCAGCGTGTTTTAAGTGGAAAAGATAAAGGTCCAGCAGTTAACGCCTTTATTCTGGAAGTTATTCGCGATCATAAAATTCGATAGGAGGCAAGTCATGAATATTCTAAGCGAAGAGTTTTTGACTCGTTTGAGAATTGCAATTGTTGAAGTTGTAAAGGACGCACTTAGTCAACTTTCAAAAAAGAATTTGTCAGAAACACGATATTTAAAAAAGATCGAAGCTAGAAAATATGTGGGAGGTGTAAACGACCAAGGCTTTGAGAAGTTAATAGCTCACGGTTTAAAAGAAATTCGTATAGATGGCTTTTTAAGATATGACAAAAAGGACATCGATGAACTGATGGCTAAATACAAAATTTAAAGGAGGAAAAACATGGGTAAATTCAACAGAGCATTAGTATTTAGCGCACCGCTAATCGTCTATGCTTTAGGACTTTGGGGAAGCAGGCAAGCGTTGATAGGAACGATTGTTTACATGGTCTGGATTTTTATGGGGCTTGATGAAGCTGAGTACAAAACAAAAAAGCCAACCGAGGGGGCTGACTAAAAAAGTCTAATGTCTATAAGAAAGGTTTGACAAAAAATGAAAGAATTATTTTTTTTAATAACTTTCATCATTTTTTCTATCAGTGTTTTCTACATTAACCTTTGCGTTGCTAGATTTGCTTTGAAAAGTTTTAGGAACAGCAAACGAAAATAGAGCTATAAAAGATACGAATGTAGTAGCTACGTTAAATTGCTCTTTAGAAAACGTCAATGTCATTGGAATGATAATTGATATCGATGAGAAAATCTTTGCGATAATAACTATCCATTTTTCAATTATAAACATTTTTAAATTAAGCACCATTAGACAAAATGTAGTTCCTATATAGAGGATAAATGAAGATAGAAATAAACATATTAGTCCAGTCTTAAAAAAAGAGAAGTAATCTATGTGGGCAAATTCTGTTAATATGCTTTTTTGATTTAACACAATCAAACTACTGTTGGATAAAAATGACAGTAAGGAAAGAGTTGCTCCGATTACTAAATAAAAAATAGTTGTTAACAATATTATATTATCGATTTTTCTGCTCATGTTTTCACCCCACCAGAATTATATCAAAAAGGAGAGAAGAAATAATGCAAGAATTAGTAATTTTGAAAAATAAAGAAGCTGTGACTACGAGCTTGCAAGTGGCAGAAAGTTTTGAGAAAAAGCATCAACATGTTTTAAGAGATATTGATGCACTGAAAAAAGATGTGTCCAATTTTGGACAGATGTTTTCTGAAGGTAATGAGCCAGATTCCTACGGAAGAAATCGACGAGTTTTCTTCATTAGCAGAGATGGATTTTTCTTGTTAGCTATGGGATTTACAGGAAAGAAAGCTATTTACTTCAAACAAAAATACATTGAAGCATTCAACGAAATGGAAGATGTTATTCGCAAGAATACTGTTCCTCAAACAATTGAAGATATGATGATCTACCAACTAGAAGAAATGAAAGATGTTAAAAAAGATGTTTCCATGCTTAAAGATACTATGCGAATTAGTGGACAACAAGAGTTTGAAATTAAGCAAAAAGGAAATATGAAAGTTATGGAAGTTCTAGGAGGCAAAGAAAGCCGAGCTTATGAAGAAATCAGTAAAAAAGTATTCTCAAAATTTTGGTCTGAATTTAAACGTACCTTTTCAATCCCAAGATATGGCGAGTTACCTCGTAAGAGATTCGATGATGCTGTTTCATTTATTGAAATGTGGTTACCAGAAACTGCGATCCGTATGGAAATCGATCAACTGAACAGACAACAAAGACTTTTCGGTGATGAAAATGAATAGAGCTGAAGCGCTAAGAATAGGGACGGTAATTGCTAATCGCTGGTGGAGACATAACAAACCAATCATCCTAAGCCAACAACATATCGACAAGCAAAAAGCTTGGCAACAAATAAAAAGCGACTCCGCCGGCAAGCATTGAGTCGCAAACAAAATACATCTAAGGAGAATTTTAGCATATGAATAAAGAACTTTCCACTTTAGATCAATATTTGACTGATTCTGAATGGGGCAAGTCGAATATCGAGGAAACAAATAATCGAAAAATCAGACGAAATCTTTTGACGAATGAAGAACTAGCATGTGATCAAGACGATTTGGGCAATTTTGTGAGTATTTGGGATCATGTCTATCTTATCCATTTATTGAAGCGGTCCAGAAAACCTGAATATATCTATGTCATCGAAGATGGCTTGATTGATGCGCTAGAGGAGTACGACAGAGATAACTTGATTGATATCTCTTATTACGGATCAGGTAAGAAATACATTGCTGAAATGGAGGCAGAATTTGATGAGTGAAATCAAAGGGACAACGAACTTTGAAAAACTTTTTAGTCGTAAGTTAAATAAAATTCTCAAGAAAAAAGGAAATTTTGATTATTTATCTTGGGCTCACGCGTGGGAGATTATGAAAAAGAATGATCCACAGGCAACGGTAACTATTAATGAGTATAAACACTACAGGGTTGTTTCTGGAACTCATCAAGACTTTCTTGTTGAGGAATATAAACCTTTTCTTATGGATGAAACTGGGACTTATGTATCTGTCTCAGTAACGGTTAAAGGACACACGGAAACAGAGTTATTTCCTGTTTTAGATTATCGAAACCAACCAGTTGTTAAACCAAATGCAATGCAAATCAATAACTCATTGAAGCGATGCTTTGTGAAAGCATTGGCTCTACATGGTCTGGGATTATATGTATTTCAAGGGGAAGATATTCCAACACCACCTAGAATCGATACAAAGAAATTAAGCATGCTAGAGACGATTCTAGAAGCTTTCAATGAGCAGATGGGTAAAGATATGACCAAAACCTTAATCGAATATGTTAATGAGCAGACAGATAAATTAGGGCTCTTAGCTGATAACGTTGAAACTATTGAACAGTTAAGCTATGAACAATGTGCCTTGATGGAGCGAGCAATAGCAGCTAAGAGAAAAGAATTAGATAAGAAGTGATATGAGTGTTTAAACCATTAATCGATTCATATTCAGCGGTTCTGAAAAAGTTCAAAGGAAAAGACATAGGTGCAACTATTAATGAAGAAGTGAACATCGAACGTTTGAAGACGATGTACGACGGATATGATGGCGATCGGATTATTGAAGTTCGATTTATTGATCCACGTCGATTTACTGTGCAGCAACGAAACTTCATCTATGCACTCATAGGTGATATTTTCATCGATACAGGCATGCCAACGGACTTCTGGAAGGAATTCTTCTACTTCCGTTTTGAAGGTGTCACAGGGCGCAAAATAAGCCTCAAAGATGAATCGAATACGACTGTGAGTGATGCTAATGTCTTAGCAAATATCATCTTAGATTTCATCTTTGAACATCATATTCCTTTCAAAGAAGGCTATGAGATTTTACCAGCGAATCAAGAATATTACTTCTACAAATGCATTACAAAAAGAGTCTGCTGCATCTGTGGCAAAACAGGAGCTGACATCGATCACTTTGACAAAGCGCTAGGAAGACGAAAGCGCAAAGAAGTTGATCATTCAGAGTACACATTTGCAGCACTCTGCAGAATCCATCACACAGAGAAACACAAAATAGGTGTGATCAATTTCAAAAATAAATATCAAATCAAAGGAATCAAGTTAAGTCATGAAACGATTAAAAAGTTAAGAATAGGAGGATAAATTTGGCTGAGATAAGTTGGATCAAACTTAAAACTACTATGTTTGACGATGAAAAAATACGATTAATTCAAGCTGTTCCTGAGTCGGATGCCATCATCGTTATATGGATTCGATTACTAGTTTTAGCAGGAAAGACTAACGACGATGGTCTGATATATATCCAGAGGAACATGCCTTATACCGAAGAAATGCTTGCTACATTGTTTGGCAAAAACGTAAATACGGTTCGCTTAGCGCTAACTACATTGGCAAATTTCAACATGATTGATCTAAGCAGTGATGGACTAATTGCCATCAGTAATTGGGAAAAACATCAAAATATCGAGGGTATGGATAAAGTAAGGCTAAAAAATGCTGAAAGAAACCGTAAATACAGGGAAAGAAAGAGACAGGAACGTCTCAAATTGGAAAATGACGTTAGCGTGACGTCACGTGACGGTACAGATAAAGATATAGAAGAAGATAAAGATATAGATAAAGAAGAAAAGAAAGGTAAGTATTCTGACGAACACTTACGCCTTGCTAAAAAATTGCAAAGTAATTTAACTGAAGATTTTCCAAAAGAAATGAATAAAGTAGATATCGAAAAATGGGCAGACACAATCAGGTTGATTGAAGAAAGAGACAAAGCGTCTATAGAAGCGATTGAGTATGTGATCAATTGGCTACCTACAAATGAATTTTGGTTTGGAAATATTAGAAGTGCTAAGAAATTGAGAGAAAAATTTGAGAAGCTCAAATTCGAAATCAAAGCAGACAAGAAGAATCATAAAAAGCAAAGTCAAAAACTACAGTACAGCAATCCTAGTGAATATGACGACTTGCCAATTTAAAAAGGAGATGCATCACATGGAAAGCCTAGCAAATGCTATGGAGAAGCTAATAAGAAGAGTATTAGTGCAAAGCGGAAAATGTCCAGAATGTAGCGAACCTTTGTATAGTTGGCGAGCTAAAAATAAGGATGGTTCAGAACGTTGTAAACCAACATGCATGAGTTGTGGTTATAAAGCGTTACGTGTGAAAGAGGATATACAGACCGAACGGATATATAACGACAGCTTAAAAGCACGAGCGTTGAGTTTTTTTCAAAATGGTTCGGTTTTAACAGATAAAACTTTGTTTAAATGCAAAATGGAGAATTATCACGTAGTGGACCAAGAAACGAAAATTGCTTTAGAAAGAGCTAAAAGCTATGTAAATGATGTCCTACTGAACCATCCTGCACATTTCATTCTATCAGGGAAATCAGGAAGCGGAAAAAGCCACTTGTCAATGGCGACAGCTTGGGAAATACTTGAGCGCTCAAATTATGACAAGAAAATACTTTTTATAAGCTATCAAGAGTTATTAGAGCAAATAAAGTTTTCTTATAACAATGCTGAACTGAGAAAAGAAATTGAAGGATCGCTTATAGCCGATATCAAAACAACTGATTTGGTGGTTTTTGACGATATTGGAGCTGAATTAGGTAGCGGGGTATCAAATAGTAGGCAGTTTACAAACAACACGTTAAACACGCTCTTAGAAGCCAGACAGAACAAGGCAACGATCATCACAACAAACTTATCTGGTCCTGAACTAAGAGAAGCCTACGGCGAAAGAATTGTTTCTAGGATATTTAAGAATTCAGAAGGTTATGCGCTGAAATTCCAACAAACAGCAGACAAGCGCATAAAACCAGTGAAAGGTAGTATCGCATGAATAAATACCGTAATAAAAAAACTATTCATCGAGGTATCAAGTTTGATTCTATCGCGGAAGCAGAGTATTACGATCTAGCCTTGTGGCAAGCTGAAGCGAATGGCTGGAAAGTAAAACTTCAGGAAAGATTTGAGCTGATGCCGAAATTTGAACTAGACGGAAAGAAGTATCGCAAGATCGAGTATATTCCCGACTTCACATTTTATAAAAACGGCAAACTTGTCAAAGTCGTAGATGTCAAAGGAATGCAGACAAAAGACTTTAAGATCAAGGCAAAGTTGTTCTGTCATCAATATCAAGTGCCGTTGATATTAGCTAAAAAATATCGGAATACGTTCAAGGAAGAGCGTTTTTAACGAGGTGGTCCATCATGACAACAGAAGAAGTGATTCAAATGCGTATTCGAAGCATTCAACGTGAAATTGACGATCTGGAGCGGACAAAGGCAGTGATGGTCAATGAAACGGCTAGAAAGGCAATCGATTTGCACATAGAGAACTTAAGAAGGGAAATTCGTAGATTGGAGGAATGAGCGTGGATAAGAAAGCAGCAATGAAACGAATTGCTGAATTAACCAAGTCAGAATCTTGGCAAGAAGACAAAGAAATAGTTGCAGAAGTCCAAAAGCTCGGCAAATCAATGTGGACTGAAAAGCCTAAACGGAAAACGCCGAGAAAAATTGCAATCTGGCATGGTGATCGAATTCTAGTAACAGGTACCGCTGAACAGTTATCTGAAATTACTGGACTGAGCAAAAACATTATTTGGGATAGAGCTAAACGCGAGAACGTTGATTCGAAAGGTCGTCAATTTAAACATTTGGAGGAGAAATAATGGATCTCATTACACAATACAGTGATATCATCCTCAAGAAAATCATGATGAAGATTCAGAAAGACAAAAAATCAAAAGAACGAGCGGAATTAGTTAAGTTGGAAATGGCTGAAACAGGAGCAGGAGTTCGAACATCGAGGCATTGGAAAGCAGCGGCTAATATTGAATTTTATTACAACGAAATTCAAAAAGGGTTCGATCAGATGCGTGAGCTGGATCGGCAAACAAATTGGAGCAAGAAACTTCATCAAGATCGTTTCAAATTTGTAGAAAAGTATAGAGAGATACTAGACGAATATATGGAGGAACAGCGATGAATAAAAAAGAATTAATTGATAAACAGGAATTGATTGATGAATTAGCTAAATATGTAAAGAGTTATGAGAACGCTATGGATGAGCATGGTCAAGGAAGGTACGGCGCTTATGAAGTATCTTTAAAGTTGGTGAAAAGACTAAATGAATCAAAAATTACAGACGAACAAGCTTGGAATAAGGTAGCTGAGGCTTATCCTGAATCGGCACAAAGCTTGAGAAACACTTTAGATAATGCTGTATTTGGTAAGACTGGTGAACCGCAGAAACCAGTGGTGCCTAAGTTTGTGGCGGAGTGGTTTGAGGATAATAAAGATGATTTAGAATTTGCCATTTGGGAATTGTGTGTAGATTCTTATGGTTCTGCTCAGCAAGGGATGTTGGATTGGATTCAACAATCCGAAAACAAACCAATCGAAACCCTCATCCGCATGAAAGACGGCTACGAGGTTGAGAAAAAGCCATTATGGGCAATAAAGAATGCCGATGGAAACTATCTTACTAAATGTGCTTTATGGGGAAAAGATGGAGTAAATTACAGTTTTGAATGCAATCCATCTTATCGATTGCTTTTCACTGATAAAGCAACAGCGGATGCTGCAGCATTGTTGGTGAATGGAACAGTGAAAGAGGAGGCAGAAGGATGAGTGAAGATGAATACTTTGAACAGTAGTCTATTAACGACAGAGATTTTTAACTGGAAAGGGGTGTAGTCATGGACGCATCGGAAGTAGTAAATAAAATTAATAGTCTCAAAGAGGTTTTCGGAGACGTCGAAGTAGTGATAAACGCACAAGGCTATGACAACGGATTTTTTAAGCAGATTACCGACATTAGCATTCAGCAAGGAATGGAAGACGAAGATGGAAACTTTATCGATGAAGTAGCCATTTTAGTGACTTGCGAGTAAGTAATTGACAGCTAAAGAGGAGGAAGCGGAATGAAATACGAAATACCACTAAGCGAAGCAGGCATTCAAGCAATTATCAATGGTCGGAAAGTTAACATAGAACTTCCTGATGGTACTGAATTAGTCATCAGACAAAGTTATTTGAAAGATATGGCAGCTCCAGTATTAATTGATCGTTTTAACGTGACTGATTCTGTGGTAGAGAACCATTTAAAAGAATTTCGATCAAGTATAGACGACACTTTCAGATTAGGGAGTTGATTGACAATGAACAACAGACACCGCAGAGTAGCAAAACTAAGAAAACAGGAACTGAATGTAGCGAAAGTAAAGTTCGAACGGGAGTACGGTGTTTCTGCAGAAGAAGTAGTAAGACTTACTAGAAGTTTTATGAAGGATTTTGGTCAAATGGTAAGTGATATTGGAAAGGCTGTTACTTATCTTGGGGAAAATTTACAACGGAGCATGGAGGAAAAAGAATGAAACTAAAAGACGGATTTTACGCTAGTAGTCATGGTATCGGCGGTTTAATGCTAGATATGCCGACAAAGAATCCTAAAACACGTAAGAAACCAAAAGTCAAAGTCGGTGACATGGTTCGCTGCGAAGCAGAAGGGTTCATCTATCCGTTTCGTGGATATGTAGAACACGTCTATAATCACTCAGCAATCATTCATATTGAAAACACGATGGAATGTGACAAGTGGTTAGCGAAAAGCAAAGAGAATTTAGCTGTAGTGAGATTGGTGGATATTGAACTAATCAATGACAAATAAAAAAGCCGGATCGCTCCGACTAACATAATAAAACAGACAAGTTTATTATATCACATAAAAGGAGCGGTTTGACTTGATGCAATTGTTACGAGAGGTAGATTTCAAACAGACAAGATGTAATGCGAGAGATGTGCTGAAGAACTTTCGGCGTTTGGAGCGGATGGCAGGTCGCTCTTTGATAGATATTAAGTCGCCGATTATTACGGATATGCCGAAGGCACCGAAGTACGGCAATAAGGCAGAAGACGCGATTATTCAGATGATGGATATAGAAGCAGAGAGAGATGCGATTCTAGCGGCTTTGATGGCTCTTAGTCTGATTAGTCGTCAGATACTCTACTACAGTTTCTGTGTGCCAGATAGCTTCTCAAACTACAGGATTAGCCGTGAAGTGGGTTATTCAGAAAGAAGCATACAGCGGATGAAGTCGGAAGCTCTAATAGAGTTTGCAGAAGCGTATAAACATGGGGAAAAAATTGCTTATAAATAATTTGGCGGTTTTTTGGCGGAATGATGGCGGTTTTTAGCTATTTACCAGTGATATTATGGTAGTGTCGAAAGAATTAAAACAGGACTTCGACAAAATAAAAAAAGAACATCATTGTCTATTGTCACATGATTAAGCTCGATAGACAGCAGCAAACAAAAATTAGATTTCTCACAAGTTTTCTTTCAACTGCTGCTGTCTATTAAAAAATTATAGGAGGATCAGAAGTATGCATCATTATATTACGAAGTATAGAAACGAGCATAATGAACGAAAAGCGGTTGCGTGGATTCAGTTAAATCTTTTTGGTAAAGCGTATTGCTTATTCAAAAGAGAAATCGCAATTTAAAAAAGAGACCGGTGAGCGGTCTCTTTACGGTTTTAACCTTTTCTAAAGGTTGTGTTATGACATTTTGGACACGGTGGCAACGTATCAGTTGATTGATCGAGCGTTACATTTTGTCCGCATGTTAGACAATAGTACTCGCCTTTTCCTGGTTTTGATCCTGTTGTGTGCATAAAGATACCTCGTTTTTATTTATTTCAGCGGACCACTCGCTGATAAATAAAATTATACGCTTAGTATTTATTTTCACAATATTAATTTATCGTAATAATTTTTGAGTAAATAGAACAAAAAACCTGCACTAGTTTCCGCTAGTACAGGCAGTGACTATATCGGTTGATAATCTAGCATATATTAAAAATAATTGCAAGAAAAGAAATTTATAGTGGTCGATACCAAATTATCAAAGCAATGTTATTTTGTTGCTGTCTATTAATTTATGTATTGGAGGGAAAACAAATAGATAAAGAAATCAAAGCAACTTTCAAATTAGATTTGACTGAACTAAAAGAACTGCTCAACAAGGCTAGTGACCAAGTCGAACAGTTACAAGAAACTTTAGATGAAATTGCTAATTTTAAAATCCAAGTTTCTTAGCAGTATATTTTTTAGCAGCTGTACTCAAGAAATCATACCAAGTATCAAAAAAATATAACTTAACTAAATAATTAAAAAGGTGGGCAAAGAGAAATGATGGCGTTAATAATTTCAATTTTTGCGCTCTGTCTTAATGTCTATATGATTGGATTTAAAAATGGACAAAATAAAAAATAGTAGCAGCCAAGAATAATTTTATAGTGTCACTGTGGCGGAAGTAGAAGACGCAACGGTAAATGGCGAGTAGCCTCGTGAGAGCCTGGTAAGTTCTCGTGTGTGGTGCGATTCCACTCCAGTGACTTTAAGCAACCGAGGGTTGGAAATGGGCGCTCAAAGTACACGAGCAAGGCGAGGTCGATAGTAATCGATGGAATCGGTGTAGGTTGCTATTACATAATTGGTTAGGTTAGATTGAGACTTGGGATTCGGTACAAATGAATCGTCAAATGACTCAAGCACAGGATCGGAAACGTCCCTGCCTGTGCATTACATATTAGATCACTCATCGAGTGGTCTTTTTATTTTGGAAGGGGAGTAAACAAATGAACGAAAACCAATTAAGAGAGTTGTTTAAAACGAATGAAGCAAACAAAACAATGGAGGCGACATTCTACGAAACTCAAAAAAGCTTAGCGTTAATCGCAAAACAAGCTAAGTATTTCTACGATCAGCTTATTCTGCAAGGATTTAATGAAGGACAAGCTATGGAATTTATGATGCGAACCTTTTCTGCTAACAACCAACAGAAAGAGTGATACATAATGAGGAACTACTGGTATGTATCATTATCAAATAAATATCCGCAACCAAACGCAGATGATCCAATTAGAGTTGTCCAATCAGTCCAAATCAAAAAGAAGTACTCCATCATTGAAATGACCAGAGAAGCTACACCGAAAGAGATCGATAAGTACAATCTTCGTTACTGTGGCCATGGATATTTTAGTGAGCAGAACATACAGACAAATATAAAAAAATATCATTAACATATAACAAAGGTGGTGATGGAAAATGAGTAAGTTGAATCCTAAGCAACAAGCCTTTGCTGATGAGTACATCATCACGGGCAATGCTTATCAGTCAGCGCTGAAAGCTGGCTATAAAGAAAACTACGCTAAGAACGCACAAGAAAAATTGGTGGAAAAAGGTGGAAAAGTATCCGACTACATTCAAGAGAAGCTAAAAGAAGTTCAAACTAAGAGGCATTTAACAATGGAAGAAGCTTTGGCTATTACTGCTTCTATTGCAAAAGGAGAACCACAACGCTTTGAAGTTGTTAAGAGAGATCCTTATACAAACGAAATCATAGAACGTGAAGTGAGTGAATATTCAGCAGGTTTCAAAGAACGTAACCAAGCACTTGAGCATTATTATAAAATAAACGCAGCATTTGTAGATAAGCAGAAAGTTGAAATTTCTGAAATACCTACTTTCATTGATGATATAAGTAGTGATGATGATGGCTAAAAAACTATCTGAATTTCTTCCGCCAAAGTTTCATTCAGTATGGAGAGCGACTTTAAATCAAGACATTCTTAATATAGTTTGTAAAGGTGGCCGGGGTTCAGGAAAATCATCAGATATAGCGCATATCGTTACTCAGTTACTTATGCGTTACGCTGTGAATGCAGTCGGGATTCGGTATGTTGATAATACGCTTGAGCAATCATTGTATGAACAGATGAAATGGGCGATTGAACAACAAGGTGTTTCCCACCTATTCAAGTTTAATAAATCTCCATTGAGGATTACTTATAAACCGCGTGGTAACTACATGATATTTCGTGGAGCGCAAAATCCAGAACGAATTAAGTCGTTGAAGGACAGCAAATTTCCTTTTGCGATTGGTTGGATTGAGGAGCTAGCAGAATTTAAGAATGAAGATGAAGTAACGACTATCACCAACTCCCTATTGCGTGGAGAGTTGGACGATGGTCTTTTTTATAAATTCTTTTACAGTTATAATCCGCCAAAACGGAAACAATCATGGGTAAACAAAAAATATGAAACATCCTTTCAGCCTAAGAATACATTCATTCATCATTCAACTTATAAAGATAACCCTTTTATTTCTAAGGAGTTTCTGAACGAAGTCGAAGCAGCCAGAGCAAGGAACCCTAGACGAGCTGAGTGGGAGTATGATGGTAAAGCTATTGGATCTGGTATTGTACCGTTCGACAATCTACGAATTGAAGCTGGAAGTATCACAGATGAAATGGTGGCAAACTTCGACAACATTCGCCAAGGGCTTGACTACGGTTACGCAACAGATCCTCTTGCTTTTGTGCGTTGGCATTATGACAAGAAGAGGAATTGCATATATGCCATTGATGAACTATACGAGGTTAAATGTAGCAATCGTCGTGCAGCTCAATGGATTAAGAGCAATAAGTATCACTACCAGGATATCATCGCAGAGGTTGAACCTAAATCAAACGCTGAGATGAGAAATGAGCATGACATATCGAAGATAAGGCAAGTTACTAAAGGGCCTGATAGTGTTGAATACGGTGAAAAATGGCTAGATGATTTAGATGCGATATACATCGATCCGATCAGAACACCAAACATCGCTAAAGAGTTCGAAAACATCGACTATCAAACAGATCGTGATGGAAATCCAAAACCTCGACTTGAGGACAAAGATAATCACACAATCGATGCTACTCGATATGCTTTTAACGATGACATGAGAAAGCAACCAGAACCAGTCAACGTCAAAAAGACGATCGACACATTCAAAAAACTAGGATTGTAGAGGTGATACAGTGGAACAGAATATTCAGCTTCTAGGGCAACAACGATTCGATGAAGAAGCTAACCTTGTCTATAAGGTGCCAGTTAGTCAGTTGCCGAAAATCGACATGTTAGATCAACAGACAGGAGAGGTTAGCGAGTTTATCAACTTCAAGCATGAAGATATGTGGAAAATGATTGTTGGCTTTATCAAGCATCATCGTGAAAGACAAGTACCTAGATTAAAAGAGCTAAAGCGATATCTGAATGCAGACAATAACATTAAGCGACGTCCAAACAAGCCAGACGGGAGAGCAGACAACCGCATAGCGAGCGATTTTGCTAACTTTATTGTGTCGTTCAAACAAGGTGTCTTGTTAGGTAATCCGATTAGTTATAACGGCGATAAGGTTATTGTTGAACGAATTAATCGGTTTGCTAGCGAATCTAATGAGGACTACCATAATCAGTTGATGAGCCGTGATGCATTTGGCTTAGGTCGTGCTTATGAGTGGGTTGGACGTGACGAATATGGCAAAGAAACAATAGCTAAGTTTGATGCGGAGCAAACATTTGTGATTTATGACAACACAAAAGATAGAAACTCGATTTGCGGCGTACATTACTTCGTTGAGAAATTTTTGGATAAGTCATTCACTCGGATCGAGTTATACACAAACTGTGGATACAACTATTACTTCACAGCTAAAGATGATGATTTGGAAAATGCCGTACTGGATGAAGATGGAGAAGTTCAAAGCTATTTTGACACTGTTCAGATCAATGAATGGATCAACAACGAAGAGCGCACAAGTGATTTTGAGCATGTAATGGATTCCATTGATGCATACGACCTTTCACGATCGGAAATGGCTAACTTCCAACAAGATTCGTCGGAAGCCTACTTGGTGATTAAAGGGAACCCTGACACAGCAGACGACCAAGAAGGCGACAACAGCAAGTTAGCAGTATTCCAAGCTATGATGCAAGCAAGAATGCTTGTATTAGGCGATAAAAAGATATACGACAACAATGTTGCAGGTGCAGAACCTGATGCGTATTACCTTAAGAAAGAGTATGACGTTGCAGGAATGGAAGCTAACGACAGCCGGACAGTTGCTGATATCTTACGCTTCACATCTCTTATTGATTTTACTGACGAGAACATCGGGTCCAACCAGTCAGGCATCGGATTCCGTTTCAAAGGTTGGGGTTCAGACAACGATCGTAAGAACAAGGAACGAATGGTTAAGAAAGCTATTATGCGCCGTCTGCGGTTGCTTACACACTCTTGGAGCATTAAAGACGGACTGGATAAACCACGAGGCTTGATTGATACAGTCAAAGCCTTTTTTGTTTCTGATGAAAAGCAACAAGAGCAGCTATACAACAAAGTAAACGAGATACAAATTCAATTTACGCCAAACGTACCGCAATCTGACGAAGAAATCATGAGCGTAATCGCTGGAATGGTCGGCATCGTATCAGATCAAACGTTGTGCGAAATGGCCGAGCGGTTAACTGGCGTTCCGTTTGAAGAAGAACTTAAGCGATTGAAGAAACAAGCCGTTTCTGGTGTGTTTGACAGTGACAAAGAAACTGATACGGAGGTTGAAGAAGATGAATCTCAAAGAACAGATGATGAACCAGTATCAGAAGAAGGATAGCGAAAAAATCAAAGATGCTATTGCTGAAGCTATGAAGATTGGCAGGAACGAAGTCCTGTACGGCAAAGACGTTATCACAGATGATATTCGCAAAGAGTTTCAAGATGGCGGCTTTACTGTTGAGGATTACGAGGATAAGCATACGATTGATGCGAAAATTGAGTTAGTCAGATTTTCTTGGTAGGGAGGATAAGAAATGAAAGCACGTAAAAAACCAGTTACTGTCGAGATTGTGCAACTTAAAATGCTATCTGCACGTTCATATCGCAAATGCAAAGAATTCGTTGGTGAAGCATGGGTTGACCATAATAATATGCCGAATGGATTACCTGGTATTGAAACATTAGAAGGCACGATGGAAATATCTGATGGTGATTACATCATCAAAGGCGTTCATGGTGAATTTTATCCGTGCAAACCAGATATCTTTCTTGAGACCTACGAAATCATCGAGGAGTGATTAAGTGAAATCACAAGATTACTTCATCAAGCGGGAGAAAGCTTGGCAAGAGCAACAGATTAAAGATGACAAGAAACGCATGAACGAGATCAAGAAGCGTCTGCAATACGCACAGGATGCGATACAGAAAGAGATAGACGCACAGTGGGATAGTTTTTCCAACGGGCAGAAAATCACTCGTAGCGAAGCAATGAAGCGTGCTGATGAAATGGATGTAAAAGCATTTGCTCGCAAGGCTAAGAAGTATGTTAAAGAGAAAGACTTCTCACCTACAGCAAACAAGGAGTTGAAACTATACAACCTAACGATGCGTGTTAACCGCTTGGAATTGCTTAAAGCAAATATTGGACTTGAGCTGATAGCCACTTTTAATGATATGGATAAATACTTCTCGGGAGAGCTTACCAGCGCTGGTTTGAAAGAACTGCAACGTCAAGCAGGCATCCTAGAAATGACGATCGCTAAAAGCGGTTATGCCAAACTAGTGGAGCAAGTGATAAACAGCTCGTTTCGAGCAGATGGATTTGCAACGTTTAGCGAACGACTATGGATGTACCAAGCAGAGTTGAAAGCTGATTTAGATAAGTTGCTTGTACGTAGTGTGACGATGGGTAGAAACCCTAAACAGCTGGCTCCAGAATTGAGTAAGTTTCTAACAGAAGAAGGACGAGAGAATACTAAGTTTAATACACAACGTTTGATGGTAACCGAAACAACAAGAGTTCAAAGCGGTGTACAAAAGGAAAGTTATCTAGATGCGGATATCGAGAAATATGGATGGGTAACTGAGCCTAACGCTTGCCAATTATGTAAAAGCATTGCCGCTGATGGTCCATATTTAGTAAGTGAAATGGAAGTTGGCAAAAATATGATGCCGGTACATCCTTTTGATAGATGTTCCACTTATCCGATAGTTGATCGTGATGCATTTGAGAAGTCGCTTAAAGAAAGGGGGTTATAACCATGCCGAAACTAAACAAAGTATCAATCAGCAACGGTTTATTCATTGATGGTACACGGGTTGACGGTTTAACAGATATTAATATCGAATCAAGCGTTGATAATGTATCAGCAATCACTATGAAATTCTATGGAATCATTGACGGACTAGACAACATTCAAGAAACATATCAATTTAAGGAGCCTGAAAAAACATACAAACCAAATAGAAAATACAAAAGCCGATAGCTTAGAACTAACGGCTTCTTTTTAGTGCTTTATTCAATATGACTGTCTGGATCAGTTGTTAAATGTTTAATCGCAAGAACGTTCTCTTGAATTAATTCCAAGGTTTCAACGGTGCTTTCAGCGCTGATTCTTGTTAATTCAGAGTCGCCTTCGATCTCAACAAGACTGTTTACAATCAAATCAAGCTTTTCGTTCATTGAAGTCAACAGTTCAATCACTTTTTCATTCATTGCTATCCCTCCTTTGGCAGATAGTATATAGAATAAAAAAATATTGTCAACTATATTTAATGGTTTAGCCACTAGAACAAAGACATTGAAACGAGTTGAGGAGGAACACAAGTTGGAACCAAAAATTGATATTGATATAGAATTCAAATCACTTAAGGAACTTAAAGAGTTTCTCAATAAACTTCCAGATGAAATACTAGACAAAGAGCTTCAAAATGACGGTATTCATGATGGATTGAGATTATATGAAGATCAAGAAGAACCCAGCGTTTATTATTTGTAATTAAGTCGCTAGCCCATTCGCTATCGGCTTTTTATTATGCCTTCTTACTGCTTACAGGCACTAAAGAGAAAGCTGTTCCGACTGACTGGCGTAACTAGTTAAATTATCGGGTAGCGGCGTAACCGTGGAGGAATAATCATGAAAAAACGTTTATTTATGCCTATGAACTTACAATACTTTGCGGAACCAGAAGGTGGTCAAGATACACCGCCGGCGGAACAACCTACACCACCAGATGATAAACCAAAGGGTGAAGAAACTGGCAAAACATTTTCTCGTGATGAAGTAGCGAAAATGATTGCTGCTGAGACAAAGAAAGCTGTCACTGCTGCTGAAGAAAAATGGCGTGCTGAAAAAGACGAAGCTGCCAAACTTGCCGAAATGGACGATAAAGAGAAAGCAGACTACGAGAAACAGCAACTTGAAGCAAAACTAGCTGAGTTCGAACGTAAAGAAGTGCTATCCAAGATGTCCGAACAAGCAAGCGAAATGCTGTCTGAAAAAGGCGCTACGCCTACGAAAGAAATGCTTCGACTAATTGTATCAGAAGACGCTGAAACCACGTCAAACAACGTTAAAACGTATCTAGCATCTGTTGAAGCGGAACGCGAAGCAATCAAAGTGGAATATGAAAAGCGACTTGGCGGAAAAGTTCCTTTAGATGGAAACGGCGCAACAATTTCTCGTGGTGCACAGCTAGCAAAAAATGCAAACAACCAAACGAAAAAGCCTGAGAATGACCCTTGGGCAATTAAATAGGAGGAATATCAATGGTTTATGTTAAAAAATCAGAAACATTCAAAGAAATTAATTTTCTAAAATCTCAACAATTCATTTCATTCACAAAACAAGTAGATAACACTCACGCAGGTGTTGTAAATGGTGTATTGCCAGCAGGGTCAGTTTACCCAGCAAACGATGGGACAGCTGAAGGTATCACAATTAATGATGTTGATGTTAGTAACGGCGCTCAACCAGTAGGCGTTATTGTTGATGGACACATTCTAATTGAACGGTTACCAGTTAAACCAAGTGATGCTGCTCAAACAGCAATGCGTGAAATCAAACTTTATGATGAAGCAGGAAAAATGATCGCTTTACCAGCCACTGCAGGCGGACAGTAATAGGAATATAGGAGGAAAAAATAAATGGCAAATATCGCAGAATTATTTTCACAACGTAACGTCTTAGACTATGTAAACAATCGTCAAGCTCCCGCTTTATTGGGTGAAACACTTTTTCCAGCACGAAAGGTGCAAGGACTTGAATTTGATATTCTAAAAGCAGGTACTCGTATTCCGACGATCGCAAGCGTACATGCATTTGATACTGAGGCAGAAATTGCATCTCGGGTAGCTTCTCGCAGCGCTCAGGAATTAGCTTTCATCAAACGCAAAATTCAGTTGAAAGAAAAAGACTTGATTGCATTGCGCAATCCTCGTACTGCTGAAGAACAGGCTTTCTTGGAAAATGAAGTATATAATGATGTATTTTCAATGGTTTCTTCTGTTAATGCGCGTGTTGAAAAAATGCGCATGGAAGTATTGGCAAATGGAACCGTAACATTAGATGAAAACGGATTGGACTTAGTTGTTGATTACGGTGTTCCGGCAGAACACAAAGCTACCGTTGATTTCGCTGCTTCTTCTACCGATGTTATCGGATTATTAACTACATGGGCAGGTACGCTAGATACTACACCAACTCGGATCTTAACTTCGACTAAAGTTCGTAATGCTATTTTGCAAAATGCTGGTATCAAAGCTTACTTCAAAGATGCTGGATTGCTGCCAACAGCTGGAACATTAAATCAGTTGTTACAACAATTTGGTTTGCCAATAATCGCAACGTACGATGCTAAGTACTATAAAGAAAATGCTCAAGGCGTGTTGGTCAAAGAGCGCTACTTCCCAGAAAATAAACTTGTCATGTTCGGTGATGAAAATCCGGGCGAATCTATTTTCGGTGTAACGCCAGAAGAATCTCGGCTATTATCTGGTGGTACTAATGATTATCAAGTTGGAAACATTTTTGCAATGGTTTATGAATCAAATCTTGACCCTGTTGGAACATGGACAAAAGCAGCTGGTACTGCACTTCCTAGCTTCCCCGAAGCGGACAACGTGTTCCAAGCAACTGTATTAGCAGAAGGGTAGGTGATCCTCTATGACCAAATATAAAGTAGCTAAAGTTTTCATTGATGTTCACACGAAAGAAACTTATAAAGTTGGTCAAGAGATTGATTTGAACAAAGAGCGCTTTGATGAAATTGAGAAAAATCTTGAAGCGTTTGGTGGAGGATTCTTAGAACCGATTAAGATCGAGGAAAAACAAATTAAGAAACCAACTAAATCAACTAAAAAGAAAGGTTAGTCATTTGACTAGCCTTTTTATTTTTGAAAGGAGGCAGTCATGGACGAAACCTTAGAAGAAGTGAAACGATCGCTCGAAGTTGATAACGAAGAACTCGATAAACAGCTAACTGACTTTATCAAACGAATCTCAAGCCAACTATGTGTGCGTTTAGGCTTCTTAGAGAGCGTTCCTGCGGCGTTAAACTATATCGTAGTCGAATGTACGATCAAGAGATTCAACCGCAAGGGTAACGAAGGTATGAGCTCGTATGGGCAAGAGGGAGAATCAATCTCCTATGGAAAGCTTTTAGATGATTTTGAAGAGGATATTTTTGCATATCTAAAGAAGCAAAACGGGGATACCCCTCCTTATAGAAGTGTGGCGACTTTTATATGAGATATGACACAGAAGTAACTTTCGTTATCGAAAAAGATGGCTATTATGATCCAGAGTTAGGGGAGCATGTAGAACCGACCTTAGACGAAAAAATCAAGCTTGCTAATGTAACTGATTTGGGAACTGATCGCTCGAAAGTTTTGTTCGGAGATATTAAGCAAGGTGCAAAAGTTATTCGTTTACTTCGACCCTATACCAAGGAGTGGGATTACGTTTTAATATTCAACAAACTAAAGAGCAAAACGGAGAAGTTCGAGATTATCACTGAGCGTAACCTTCGACTTAAAAACACTTTTATCGTCCAGGAGGTGATTGTTGATGAAAGCACATCTTGAGTTCAAGGGAATCGATCAGCTGATGCGACATCTGAAAAAAGCAGCAACGCTTAATGACGTTCAAAAAGTCGTGAAAAGCAATACTGCTGAAATGACTGAACGAATGCAAAAAGGTGCGCCAGTGGATACAGGATACTTACGAAGATCAATAAACATGAATCTTTTAGAAGCTGGTTTAACTGGTATTGTAGGACCGACAGCAGACTATGCTCCTTATGTAGAATATGGAACTCGCTTTATGTCGGCCCAGCCTTATGTTAGACCAGCTTTTAATTATCAAAAAGTCAAATTTATGGCTGAAATGAAAGCCTTGGTGAAATGATGATTAAGACAAGAGATCAGTCGATTTTTGATGAACTTTTTAAAATATCCCAAAACAAACTTGGATATAAAACATACGATTACAAAACTTTAGAGGATGTTGGTTATCCCTTTGTGGAATTTGAGAACACTCAGACCATCCATGAAGTAAATAAAACTGACATTAAAGGGTCTGTGATTGTGGTTTTATCCGTTTGGGGATTACAGAAGAAACGAAAGCAGGTGTCAGATATGGCATCTGCTCTTTTTAATGAAGCTAGATTGATAGAAGCCACAGAAGGCTATTATTGGGCTTTAAATTATCAAGCAAGTGGAATTCAAGTGATGGACGACACAACAACCAATACGCCCCTAAAACGAGCGGTTGTCACACTTGAATTTAGAATTAGATAGGAGGAAGAACATGGAAGCATTAAAAGGTATTGATGTCATTTTGCTTTATCGCTTATTGAAAAAAGAAACTCAGGAAGCTGCTTGGAAAATGGCATTTCAAACAGAACATGAAAATGGATTATCAAGAGATTCAGACTCTACAGTGACAAAAGACGGAAACGTTCAAAGTTTAAGCCCGGTTGAATATGATTTTTCGGCTACTTCAATAGTTGCTAAAGGAGATTCTCATGTAGATGAAATGAAACAAGCCTTATTAAATGGCGATATCATTGAAATTTGGGAAATCAACAAAGCAGAACAGGGAACAGATGATAATGCAAATAAGTACAAAGCTACTTATTACCAAGCATATGTGTCTGAATTTACTCCATCGGCTGCTGCAGAGGATAACGTTGAATTAAGTTTATCATTTGCAGTAAATGGTGTTGGTCAAGATGGTTATGCAACCTTGACAGAAGATCAAGCTGCTGTCGTTCAATATACATTCAAAGATACCGTGAAAGCAACTGCACCAGGAAAATAAGAGGGCTTAGATGCTCTCTTTTTTATTTTAGGAGGATGAAAAACATTGAAATTAAAAATTAAAGGTAAAGAATATTCGTTTAAATTTGGCACTAAATTTGTACGTGAATTAGACAAAGTGATGCCTTTCATCGATGGAAATATGGAATTCGGAATGGGACTCTCAGCAAAAGTCTTACCGGAATTACGTTCTTATAATGTCAACACGTTGTCACGAGTCTTAGAAATAGCAAATAGAACAGAAGAAGAAACTATTACGTTGGATGAAATGGATGATTACATCGATGAAGTTAAAGACATCGAAAAATTGTTTGATGAAGTCCTAAAAGAATTGGCGGAGTCGAACGCGGGAAAGTTAGCGGTCCGAAACCTGAATCAGAAATTGAAAGAAGCGGAAAAACAACAAGCGGAATAGATTCTGCACTGGCATACGAACAAATTCTTATCAATTCTTTTCGATATTTGGGAATGACCAATATCTCAGATATCGAAAGAATGACGTTATATGAATACAACATTCGTATGACTGCAGCCCAGTTATCTTGGCTTGACAAAGAAAAGTTGATTCACGAATTAGCGTGGGCAAATCAGCAAGTCCAAGCGGAGAAAAAAGTAGGCAAAAAGACAGTTCCTGTATATCGATCCTTTGAAGAATTCTTCAATTATCAAAAAATCGAAGATTCAATCATGGGAGTTTCCGAACTTTCAAAACAAGATAAAAAATTCCAAAGCTTACTAACTAAAGCTAACTCTTGAGGAAAGGAGGAAAATCATGGAACAATTTTCTGTTGAAGCCTTATTAAAAGCCACAGATAGTGGATTTGTAAAGACTTTTAAAGATGCACAAGATGCTGTTAAAACTTTTGAAAAGAATTCAAATAGTATGACAACCGCTGTTGGTAAAGTGATGCAAGGTACTGGTGCCGCAATGACAAAGTATATTACCACACCTCTTATAGGAGTAGGCGTAGCAGCTGCTAAAGTTGGTGGTGATTTTGAAGCACAAATGAGTCGTGTAAAAGCTATATCAGGAGCAACTGGCGACACATTCGAACAGATGAAACAGCAAGCGATTGATCTAGGAGCAAAAACTGCTTTTAGTGCTAAAGAATCTGCTGCTGGAATGGAAAACTTAGCTTCTGCTGGATTTAGCGCGCAAGAAATCATGAAAGCAATGCCGGGTCTTTTAGACTTAGCAGCTGTATCTGGAGGGGATGTAGCTCTAGCTTCTGAAAATACTGCTACTGCTTTGAGAGGATTTGGTTTAGAAGCAAGTGAAGCAGGACATGTCGCTGATGTATTTGCTCGTGCTGCTGCGGATACCAATGCTGAAGTTGGAGACATGGGAGAAGCATTGAAGTATGTTGCTCCTGTAGCTAATTCAATGGGTATTTCTTTGGAAGAAACTGCAGCAGCTATTGGTATTATGAGTGACGCAGGCATTAAGGGTTCTCAAGCAGGTACAACGTTGCGAGGAGCATTGTCTAGGTTAGCAAGGCCAACAAAGGCTATGCAAGATACAATGGATAATTTAGGTGTTTCGTTTTATGATGCTGACGGTAAAATGAAACCTTTAAAAACTCAAGTAGAATTACTTAAAAAAGCTTTTGAAGGCCTGACGCCTGAACAACAACAAAATGCTTTAGTAACACTATATGGGCAAGAATCATTATCAGGGATGATGGCTTTGATTGATAAAGGACCTGATTCATTGGGCAAATTAACAAAATCTCTGAAAGATTCTGATGGTGCAGCTGACGATATGGCTCGAACCATGCAAGATAATATGAATTCTTCCATCGAGCAAATGTTTGGAGCTTTTGAGTCAGCAGCTATTGTAATTCAAAAGATTCTAGCACCATCCATCAAAAAAGTAGCAGATGCCATATCCGGCTTAGTAGAAAAATTTGTGAGTGCTCCAGAATCAACTCAAAAATTAGTGGTTGCCATAGGAGCAATTGTCGCTGCTATAGGACCGTTAATTTTTATGATTGGTTCAGTAATTATATGGATCAATAGGGTGAAAGTAGCTTTTAAAGCTTTAAGTGAAAGTTCAAAATTGTTTAGTGGATTAAGTAAAGCAATGGGTCTTCTTACAAATCCGGTTTTTCTGGTTATAGCTGCGGTAGCACTCCTTGTCGTAGGTTTCATCTATCTTTGGAATACGAGTGAAGATTTTAGAAACTTTTGGATTGGCTTATGGGAGGGAGTCAAGTCTGCTGTAAGCTCGGCAGTAGAATGGATTCAGAACGCATGGAAATCTACAGGAGAATGGTTTAACAATTTATGGAAGTCCATCAAAGAAGGTGCAGACAATGTTTGGACTACAATTCAAGAAGCTCCTGGAAAAGCGGCAGATTGGATCAAGAATAAATGGACTGAAACAAAAGAGTTCTTTTCGAGTATATGGGATGGCATCAAAGAAGCTGCCAGTTCCGCTTGGGAAGGAATTGTAAACATTCTAGCACCGTATGTTATTGCCATAAAAAATGTTTTTCAGCCAATGATTGATTTCTTTACGAACCTATGGTCTCAAATTGGATCAATCGCAGGTTCTGCATGGGAAATTATAAAAACTGCTGTAATGGGTCCAATTCTACTTTTGATTGATTTGATAACAGGCAATTTTAATCAGTTAAAAGAAGATGCATCGATGCTGTGGACTACATTAACTACAAATATCCAAAACATTATCACAACGTTTGTAGATATAGTTGTTGGTTATTACACAGCCTTAAAGGATACTGTGATAAATATCTGGAATGTGTTGACTTCTACCATCAAAGATGTGTGGAATTCTTTTACCACATGGATCAAAGAGACAACTAACAATATTGTAAATAGTATTAAACAGGGATGGAATAACCTAAAACAAGGGACAATCGATCTGTTTAATAATATGATTCAAGGAGCGAAAGATTTATGGAATTCTTTCAAAGCTTGGTTTATTAATCTAGTTATTGGAACTAAGGATAACATCATTCAGGGATGGGAAAACCTAAAACAAGGTACTATAGATACTTTCAACAATTTAGTAAATGGTGCTCAAGAGGCATGGGATAATTTAGTAAATGCTGTTAGTGATACGGTTGATAGAGTAACTGGCTGGTTTGATAACTTGAAAAATATCGATTTACTAGCAGCCGGAAAAGCTATCATGGATAGTTTTCTAGAAGGGTTACAAAATGCATGGAAATCTGTGCAAGATTTTGTTGGAGGTATTGGTGATTGGATTCGTGAACACAAAGGACCTATCCAATACGATAGAAAGCTATTGATTCCAGCTGGTCAGGCTATTATGAATGGTCTGAATAAAGGACTGACAGGAGGATTCAATGATGTACAGAATACTGTTGGAAGTATGGCAGACTTTATCGCGGAACTTTTCAATGCAAATCCTGATGTAGATATAGCTGCAAATCTGAAAAATGCAAATAAAAACATTGGCGCACAAGTTGAACATAAAGTAAATATGGGCGGCTCTACTAAACCAGCTGTATTTAAATTCAATCTTGGAAGACAATCGTTTAGATTATTTTTGGACGATATTGCACAAGCTATGGGCGAAGGTGCAGACATTAATCTAGAATTTTAGGAGGGAATATTTTGGATCAGCGAGAAAATAAAATGTACTCATTCAAAGATACAACCATTAATCTCACTAGTTCTAAACGATTCCTTCCGACGTCTGCCATGATGTACGATGGAATGTATTTAGAAGATTTGATTGAGGGGTATCAAACACTCACGGTGGAAGGTAGAGAAATGCTTTCTGTAGAAGTTGAACAGCAAGATATACAAATTGGTTCAATCATTACAAATCAGAAAATACCTTCAAGAACACTAAAAATAACATACAAGTTGGAAGACAGAGATCCAGAAAAGCTACAGTTTAAATTCAAAGAGCTGTTGAATTATTTATACCGGAATGAAGACGTGGAAATTAGGTTTCATGATGAATTAGATTTTTATTACTACGGTCGCTATACATCAACTGATACTGTTCCAGGAGACTCCAACTCTATTATTTCAAGTTTTAATGTATTCTGTGCGGACCCACTAAAGTATACGAAAGAATGTGTTAGTGATGGCTATATTGGAAATCCGATACAGTTTCCTATAACACCAAGAAAAATTGAAGTCACTTTATCCATGAATAATTCAATCAAAATTACAAACGGAGAACAAAATATCACGATAACTGATGCGGCAATAAAAACAGGAGACGTGTTGGTTTTTGATTTTTCCGATGAGCAGGTAACTGTAAACGGAGAAGATTGTACTTCTATGATTGATTTAGAAAGTGATTTTGAGAACTTTTATCTTAAACAAGGTCAGAAGATAACTAGCAATAACGGGAAGCTTAAAATATTCTATAGGGGGGCGACAATTTGAGTGAGACAGTTTATTTCTTTGATCACTTGCAAAAACTTATTAAAAGAAAAAATACAAGAAGTTTGATTGAAGTCTCCCAAGAAAAAGAAATTAGTTCTGATAAGAGCGATCTAATGAAAGATACTCTTTACGTTACGACAAAATATGATAAAGAAATAGAGGATGCAAGATATATGGCGGTTCGTGAAAACGAGTCGTCTTTTTCGTTGTATCGAATTACTAAAGTTAGCGACCCATCTGAAACGTTAGAGTTTACAGGGTTAGGATTTGCAACAAATGAATTAGATGCTTACATCATCAAAGATATTAGGCCGAGTGGGCAGCCCTTAAAAAATGTCCTTGATCGATTGATTGAATTTACTGAAGGAAATTGGCGCGTTGGTCACGTAGAAGCAATGTTACCAACAGTAACTGCAACTTTTTACTATGTCTCTGTAAAAGAAGCGTTGAAAGAATTGCAAACCTTAGGTATGGAATTTGTCTTTAGGTGTTCTTTGAATTCTGATGGAATAAAGGATAAATGGATCGAAGTATATGAACAAATTGGTGAAGAATCGAATACACGTTTTGTATATGGTAGTAAAGCATTAACAGTTGTAAGAGAGATAGATAGAAGCTCAATCTCAACTTCAATGATAGGTCGTGGGCGAGGCGAAGAGGTTGGTGACGGATACGGTAGAAGAATTGAATTCACTGATGTTGAATGGAAAAAGTCGAATGGTGATCCTTTAGATAAGCCTAAAGGCCAAAATTGGCTTGAAGATCCGGAAGCAACTCAAAAGTATGGGATACCACAAAAAGATGGATCAATGAGAAAACGAGAAACCGTAGTAGTGTTTGATGATATAGATGATCCAACAGATTTACTTAAAAATACTTATTCAACCTTAATCGATTCTGCTAGACCGTTAGTACAATTCAAAGCTGAAGTTACTGGAGGAGATGTGATAGGAAATACAGTGACTATTCACAGATACGATAAAGGTTATCACTATAAAACTCGTATTTATAAAACTACATTCAATCGGCTTACCGGTCAAACGAATATCGAATTAGGGGATAATTTAACACAAGATGTTAGAAAACAAACGGCTTCTATTGTCAATAATATTAATAGTTTAGAATCTAGCAAAATGACATTTTACGAATCGACAGAGATTGGAAAATATCAAGATGACATTATGCGAGGCGCAGGAGATAATGGCGGTTCTATTTATTGGGTAAATGGAATTGAAGCTGGTGTTAGTGATAGTAGAGAAATCTATGAAACTGTTTATATGGATGGACCTAACATTCCTAGATCACGCTTTTTTATGGTCCAAAATAACTCAGGAATATCTTTCAAACAGTGTAAAAAAGGTGAATGGCAAACAATCCAAGATGTACACAATGGCGATAGCACGACTGCGTGGACGTTGGATGGAACTTTCAATGCTAATTTTATTAAAGCAGGAATTCTTTCAGGTATTCTCGTGCAAGGGGTAGCTTTAAAGACATTGGATGATAAAGATTTCCAATTAGTGGCAGAAGGAGGACAACTTTCTTTTGAAAAAAAGGTCATTTCAACTGGGCTTGACGATGTTCACGGAGAATCGCTTGGATCCATCGTAGCAACTTATGGAGGCGGAAAAATAAATGGGTTTGCTGTATGGAAAGAACCAAACTATATTTTTTCCATTAACGCTGGGGACGGCGGCGATCGAGGGAATCCTGTTTTTCAAATTCCAGCAGACGTTACTGCTGATAAGCGCAAATATAATCTTTACGGTGATGGTAAATTTTCAGAAGGAAATATAACCATAGATGGCCGTCTAGATGTCAAAGAATTATATGTGAACGGCGTTAAAATCGATACAAACGGTGGAGGCAATACTGGAGGAGACAATACTGGAGGAAACGATAACGGTTGGAATGGACAATATCCACCAGAAGTAACTACTGATCGGGATAAACGTTATTGGCAGATTTGGGCAATGGCAATAGGTGCTGGCTTTACTAAACAAGTTGCTGCAGCCTTACTTGGCAATGCACAAGGAGAATCAGATGCTAATCCAACCGCTGATGAGGGCAATGGCGCACCAGGGTTCGGTTATGGTGTATGGCAATGGACCGATTCTTCTGGCGCAACTAGCGGACGTGTCTACATGATCAATTTAATGACAAAGGCTGGCATCAGTGATGATCCAGACACAATCACGGCACAGTTCAAATTGTTGATGTGGCATGCACCGAATGGTCAATGGATCGCAACTAGCGCTTATCCTTACACATGGACACAATTCATGAATCTGACCGATATCAACACCGCAGCGCAAGCATTCGTGGCTAACTTTGAACGTCCACGTGATCCACATCCAGAACGGACGACATGGGCACAAGAATGGTACGACAAATTCAAAGATTTGGAAATTCCTGCATCAAAAGGATATATAAAACCAATTGCAGATCCAATCACAGTGACGAGCGAATTTGGCTGGCGCACTTCTCCAATTACAGGCGCACAAGAATTTCATAACGGTATTGACCTTGTAAATGGAAATCCTAATACACCTATTTTTGCATCAGCAGATGGCGAAGTGATTGTTGCAGGGGATGCAAACTATTATGACTGGTATGGAAATTGGACAGTAATCAAACACGCTGATGGAATGTATACAGGCTATGCTCATCAAAGCCGTGTGGATGTCTCAAAAGGACAAAAAGTAACTGCTGGTCAGCAAATTGGGCTGATGGGGACAACGGGACCATCAACTGGAGAACATCTTCATTTCCAATTTATGGATGAATTTTATCCATCTTCTTCTGGCCATTTCCATAATGCAAGAGACTATATCAATTTCTAAAGGAGGGATAGTCGTGGCAGAAACGCAACATAAAATGGTCCTATCCACCACAGAACCAAATAACGGAATAAATTTGGTTCGGATTCGGCAAGGAGATGTTTTAACTCAAAAGTTCGTTGTTGAAGTGGTGGAACATGGCAAACTAAAAACATTCGATGGCCTAGTGCCATTTTTTATTAATACAACAAAATTTGGCGAAAACCAACCTGTTGAACAAAAAGTACAGGAATACAGTCCAGCACAAGCAAGGCTTGTTTACACGTTAAGCGAGCCTGACTGGCAATGGGGTGGTGAAAACACCGCCCATTTCAGTTTCCGATCACTTAATGGTGATGGAACTTGGAGTGAACAATTTAGCACACAGGATTTTACCTATCGAGTCATTTCTGGAATATCTAGAAGCCAGTTACGCGACTCTGGCTATGTGTGGACCTTTGAGGATTTGCTAAGAAAATTCAAAGATTACATGGATCAGGGTAAAAATGACTGGGAGCAGTGGTTAGAAGATAATCGTGAAATACTGGAAAATATCGATCCAGGTGGTACGATCATTAACATTTTGAATGAAGCCAAAGGAGATTATGACAGTTTAGCCGATCGCTTAAACGATATACAAAATAAAACTTTCAGCGTTCCTATAGGTACTGAGCAAGTGCCTATTCGTAAGGATAAACATTTTTACGATAACGGATCATACAAAACAATCGTTCCGTTAAACCTAGATGAAGTTATCGCACAAGCGGACAAAACGAAGTTTAATATGGGATTTATGACGGATATTCACACTGACGCTCACAATATGTATACAGAATCATTTGACACCAAGATAAAACACGAACGTCGATGGAACATAGTCGGACAATTCAGAACGCTAGAAGCATTTACAGACGTAATGGTGTATGGCGGTGATAATATCGACGGATATAGTGGTGCGACAGCGCAAGGTATTTATCCTTACACAGCTAAAGAAAGACGCGCGAAAAACTTACATGTAGCAAAACGATTCGCTAGCGTGGCAACAGCCGGTGCAAAAGTTCCTGTCATTTTGTGTCAAGGCAATCACGAGACTGGTAAAATTCCATTTTCGGACGACGGACGTACGCCGCAAGATTCGTTGACAGGCGCAGACCTTAGCGAAATCAATAACGGCAGTTACGGCGCTACATTGTTCCCAGAAAAGAAAATCGCTATCTATCGAATCAACACGGACGATTTCAGTGATGCTGTAGACTCTCAGGGTAAGTTTTTAGAGTACTCTGGTTACAATAAAGGCGAAAGCTTTTCTGCGGGTAAACTAGGGCAAACGCAACTAGATGAGTTCGGACGTTGGTTAGAACAACTAGACAGAAACTATCATGTAGTTATTGTGGGTCATGTACCAATGGAAAGAGAAAATGATGTAGCCAACGTGACGAAATTCGCTACTTTACTAGACGGATTCAAACAAGGTATAAGCGTAACGATTGACTATAACACGTTGATCGGTCACAACCCTAATCCAATCGGACAACAATCTTACAATTTTTCAACAAAAGGTAGCGGTGTGGTAGTCGGTATTTTCGCTGGTCATTGGCACTACGAGACAGTGAAACAATTAGGAACAACGCAAATCATTGTTTGTACGACAGGTTATTGCGAACCGGAAAATTACGATACGGACAAAGAAGCAGGATTTGCGAACGTACAAATTGATACCATAAAACATACCATTAAATTGCAAGGTGTAGGGCGCTACACAAGTAGGGATTTCACGTACTGAGGAGGTTTAAGCAGTGGACAAAGAAATAAAAAAATTACAAAATTCAGTCAACTGGATTTTACAGCAACTAGAAATTCATTTTGACGGAACACCGCAACAAGCGCACGTAGACGCTACATCCATGAATGCCGGATTTTGTACACCAGAGATTGCGATGAACGCGCGTGGGATTGCTCTAAAAGAAAATGAATTGAATAAAGAATACCCTAGCATTTACGATGTGCCACCTGGTTTTTATGCAACCACTAATCAATGGTACGACAATGGACAAGTTACAATGTTTAGTAGCGGTTCAATTATGATGCTTGGTGTCATGCAAGAACATAACCAACGCAAATTGATATGGATATCGGATGGTTATGGCGGTAATATCTACATTGCACGTACACATGGTGCTGATAACGGCTATAATAGTCCGGGTTTCCGAAAAATGTTGACAACTTTTACCTTATTTGAAGGCGAAAAGAGCGGTAAAGATACAACGATCGATTTAAAAGATAGCATGAAACATTACACATCTATGCGTATTCATATTGCAGGTTGGGGTGGTCAAGTATACGAAGCAAACAATGTAACCGCACCAGTTATCATGTTTACTAACTTATATGACGATGCAGGCGGCATGGAAATATATGAGTTGAAATTAGAACGTGTGACAGATACACGGTATAAAATTGCGCGTTCGGCTACGGCATCTATCACTAGCGCAATGAACTACCACCAAGACGAAAATGCAACAATCCACATTACAAAGATCGAGGGTGTGAAATAATGACACATATCATCAAAAAAGGACCTATCAAAGTACCAACGCAACCTAAAGACTTTGATTTGCAAGCAACAGGGCTTGTGTTTAAATCATACGATAACCAAATAGCGCTAGAGTTTAATGTCTCACAACAGGACGGCACGCCGGCGGACTTGCTAGGTGCTAACTTGCGCTTATTGATGTTTATCTATGACGAAGTAGATGGAACGATCAAGAAAGAGCCAATCCCTTTTATCACGAAAAACCTCGTCACTGAAAGCTTTTTGAATGGACATGTCGTGTATATCTTGCCGGAAGCAATGAAAGCTTATAACGGCATGGTAGAAGCCTACGTCTACATCGAGTATCCGGACGGATCAACAAGCGATAACTTAGGTTTCACGTTCCGTATGCAACGTTCTAAGATTGATGGATTGGCACAAGATAAAGCAGACTACTTCATTACAGACTTCCAACAACTACTCGATGCAGTTAAACAAAAAGCAGCAGATGCAGTAAATGAGACACTAGCAAAGGTTGAAGCTAGTTCGACTAAAATGCAAGAGTTAGAGCAACGAATTGACGAGCAAACCGAAATTTTTAATAACGCTGATGTTTATAATAAGGCTGAAATTGAAGATAAGCTAGAACCGTTTGCACTTCGGACGGATATTGACACGCTTGAAATTAAAAAAGCGGATAAAACTGCTTTAGCTCAAGCAAATGCAAGCATGGCGACGAATTTAGCTACAAAAGTTGACAAAGGCGGAAACGAACAAATCACGATGCCTATGCTGTCCCAAGATGTCAAAACAGCGATGACCGGCGGAAGCGTAGCTGTGGTAGGTCCGGGGGGCGTCAATGCAACTAATATTGTCGATGGAGCTGTTGGCCTAACGAAGATTTCATCAAAGACAGTTGATATTTTAGCTTCTCAATCTCAAAATTATAACGAGACAGCTATTAATCTAGGATATAGAAGATTTATCACCTTTCCTGTTGAAGATGGAGGAATCATTTCTACAACTGGGAATAATAGAGACTATCCCGCTTCTATTCGCTCGAAATCAAAGATTAACTTCGAATTCAATAATCTTTTATTTATAGTAAAAGATCCAAATCTTCGAATTAGACTATTCGTTTATAATCAAAGTGGCGATTTTGAAGGTGTAGGTAGATGGTTTACTGACAAACAAACATTTACTGTTGATACTAGCAAGCTGTATAGATTTGAAATAAATACAATAGATGATACGGCATTAAACCTTGAATACGGTTATAGCGCTTGTAAAATAGTTTATCGGGATGAAAAAATTTCAAACTTCGATACGTTAGAAGATAAATTAACTAATATTAATGATACAGTATCTAGTCGCTTAAAATATGAAAAAACACCAATTAATTATGGATATAATCAATTTAATATTTACGAATATGAATATGGGTCTATTAATCCTTCTAATGGAAATGATTCTAATTCTAGCGATTCAATACGCACTTCAAAAAACAATTTAATAACTTTCGATAGTGCGATAACTGTTATAAATTTAGCTGCTTCGAAGTATCGAATTAAATTTGTCGCTTACAACACTGATGGTAGTATGTTTGGCGCAGGATCATGGGTGAATGCTGATAAAAACACATTTTCTTTAGATTTATCAAAACAATTCAGAATTCAAATCGCTACCATGGACGGGTCTGATATAGACTTAGAAAAAGCATTGCAAAACATAAAGATTGTTTACGCTGATGATATAGTGGCTAACATACCAAGATATTGGCAAAAATATTTAGATGCACGTATTTCTAAAGTTAAGCCGGAACTATCTAACGGAACTGATTTAAGTGCGATGCTGATAACTACGGACACACATTTTACGTTTAATAACGTTAACGAAATAAATCCCGCAGTAGCAAAATATATATGCGATAAAATGGGAATTGGAACATTATTGCACTTGGGTGATGTGATTGCTGAAAATGAATCAAAATCCATTGCTACTGAACGGATGAATTATGTAATGAGCAAATATCGAAATGTAGCAGATAACTTTTATCCGATTAGGGGAAATCATGACGATAACAATGAAGGAGGGAAATATCCATATTCCAGTTGCATAACTCAAAAGGAAAGTTATTCTTGGATGTTTCGTAGAAATAGTCCTCATGCTGTTATGGGAGAAACAGGTACTTATTACTATGTAGATAATGAGTTTGAAAAAACAAGAATGATATTTCTGGATGTAATAGATTTCCCTTACGCTGATAATGGAAGTAACAAAATTAAAGAGAAGCACCTTTCGTGGGGGATAAAACAATTAGATTGGTTTGCCAACAAAGCTTTAAAAGTTCCGGAAGGATATAGTATAGCTATATTTAATCACACACCAATTGTTGAATCGATTGTGACAAAAGAGCATGGCATATCAGCAAGCAAACAGACCTTACCTAAAAACGCGCAGCAAATGATTGAAATATTAGAAGCTTATGTCGCACGATCTAAAAAAGATATTACTATCAATTTGACTGATGTTACTTTGCGTGAATATTTTAATGGAGTTGTTTCTGTAGATTTTACTCAATCAGCAGGCAGGATTGTTGGATGGTTTTGCGGTCATGAGCACATTGATGACATTCAAGAGATTGGATCTACAGGTATTAAGAATGTGATTATTCTCAATAATTCACGTAATTTCAGTGCTGATCTGATCTCATCAACTTATCAACCGGAGAGGAAAATGTTCGACGTTACAGAAGAGGTATACGATCTTTTAATCATTGATAAATCATCACAAAAAGTAACTTTAGAGAGGTTTGGAGCCGGAAATAGCGTTACACGTAGTTTTAGCTATTAGAGCAGAGGTAATTATCATGAAAACATATCAAATCTGGCGGACAATCATCATCGGTTGTCTGCTTTTTTGGCTAGTGGTGTTGTGGATTATATTTTAGGAAAGTAGGTGGCACATGAAAGAAGAAGCGCTCCAAGACGTTGTGGAGAGATTAGTAAGAATTGAAACAAAATTAGACAACTACGAATCACTTAGAGAAAAGGCTGATAGTGCAAAAGATTTGGCAGATAAAGCCTATTCAGTAGCACTAAACAATGTAGAAGACATCAAGGAAATGAAAAACAATAATAAATGGGCTTGGGGCTATATGATTGGCTTAGGCATTACAATCATTGGCTATTTCCTGACTAAACTATAAAGGAAGCGAAAAAAATGATTTTACCAGATAAGTATTATCAAGTCATTAAATGGACAGTTTTAACAGTATTGCCAGCTGCTTCTGTATTAGTTGCAACACTAGGGAAAGCGTATGGATGGAATGGAACAGATATGACAGTACTTACTATCAATGCAGTAGCAACATTTTTAGGTGTCATCACTGGTGTGTCGGCTTATAATTTGAAAAAATAGGAGGAAAAAAATGAAAAAGAAAATAGTATTGTCATTGAGCCTTTTAATGGCTCTTTTTTTGTTGCCAGTAAACGCATTTGCCTATACTATTAACGATGAATATAATCTAGCTCCAAATCAAGGGGATTCAAGATTAGCAATCCCAAACAAAATTATTTTACATGAAACTGGGATAGATGCACCTGCAAGAAACGTAGCCGCCAACATGAAAAATAATTATAACGGAAGTAATCCTTATACTACAGATGTTATTGGTGACGGCGGAATTGTTTACCGTGTGGGTGAGCAAGGATATGTTTCGTGGGGTGCTGGTAACGCCAACCCTTATGCGCCTGTACAGATTGAATTACAGCGCACATATGATAAAGCATTGTTTGAGAAAAACTATCGAGCTTACATTGAATATACAAGAGATAGTGCAAAAAAATATGGAATTCCATCGACTCTTGATCAAGGAACTTCTTTATTTACAAAAGGAATCATTTCTCATTTGTGGGTAACAAATTATGTTTGGGGGAATCACACCGATCCATATGGTTACTTATCGCAAATGGGAGTTAGCAAAGAAAAGCTTGCTTATGATTTAGCCCATGGATTTACAGATGAAAATCCAACGACTTCTGGAAACAAGCCTGTCATTGATCCAACTAGAGCAGGTGCAGCAAATCCTACGCTGACAGATGGAACAAATTACGCCCACATTGATCAGTTCGGAGAAATCGAAAACGCAAACTTACATGTGGCTGGATGGCACATTGCTAACTATAAATACGAGTATATTTTCATTATGGATTACAATACTGGAAAAGAATTAGCTCGAGTAAGAGCTGATGGAATTTATAGATCAGATGTAAATCAAGCTTATAATACTTCTGGAAATGTCGGTTACCACGTATCATTCAACATGCGTAATTTTCCCAAAAAGAAAGTCTACGTCATGATGCGTGCAACGAATGATCCAGAAGGGAACACTAAAGGTGGTGCGCAAGATTTTCATGATAAACGGTGGTATTTAAATATTCCACAACGATAA